TTATTTATTATCTCTTTGCGCTTTTTCCGCTAAATAGTTCTCTTTCTGTTAAAATAAGGAACCTATACCCATGATCATCTGCCCATTGCTTAGCGGCTCTCCATTTCGCTTGATTAACATCGTATGTAGCCTGCTCGTGTAAAAACGTACTTTGCTTCTTACGACCACGCATTACTGGTCGCTGAGTTTGACTGTATGGTTTAATCTCTACTAAGTATCTTCGCTTGTTACCTCGTTCATTTAGTACTAAACTATTATCAACAAAGTATCTATGTGTCTTAGTATCTAAGGGACTTACATATGGAACTATTATACCTTCACTCGTCCACTCTAAAACGTTAGCATTATAGTCACACCATTTGAAAAAATGAAGCTCCCACGAGCTTCTATATTGTGGGAATTTTTTGCCTAAAAATTTCTGTTTATATATCGGCCGATATATACCCTTCTTAAAATCACCTTTTTTGTGAAGAGCCATTACCCTACGAAAAACATTGGAGGCGCACCATCGCCAAACCCAGTAGAGCCACCAGTTGTCATCATCTCTTCAAGCTCTTTCTTTTCTTGTAAGCCTTCTTGAAGAATAGATGTATCTAAGTTAGTACCACCAAACAGTTGTGCATTACCAAACTTGCCACGAACTCGACCTAATGTAATTTTAGTCAAAGCTAATGCATATTGAAACACCCACGGTTCTTTAATTATATCTCTAATAGGTTTCTCTACATAACAACTAACACAACCATAAAAACGCTCACCAGTTTTAGGTTCTGGTAATAATACTAAGTGCTGAGTACGCTCGTCAAACTTAAAATAGCGTTTTGTAGAAAGCATTTTCTCGCGAGTCTCTAACCATTGTTTTAAGATATACCAGCTCACTAAATCAAAACCGTAATTACCCATTGCATAACTGAAATACGTTTGTTGCGCTAATGTTTGCTCGATGGTAAACAGAGTATTTAAACTATTACTACTAGCTTCTTCATGACTATATACATCTATAACTTTTCTCTTTTGCCTCGTTAAGTCGTCAAAATTACCTATAATAGGTTTCTGAGAAGTAAGTTGTTGGGTAGTGGTTGCGTCGGTAGATACAGCATTACGGTTTGCATTAACAGCACCAGCTTTAGTCATTTCAGAACCAAGAACAATTCCAACTGATACAGAGTTAGTATAGCTACCGCCAACTTGTTCAGTTTTAATACCTGGAACAGAGCTAACCTCAAATATTTCTGTAGATGTTGTAAACACATCACCATATTGAGTAAGACTAACATCAGCAGATTCAGACGCGGTATCTCCTGATACTGCAATAACTAAAGCTTTTGAAACTTGTGCGTTTGAATCTTCTAACGTAACTGTAAATGTATACTCTGAAGGATCAACTGCAGCGTCTCCTACATTAAATTCGAATAACGAAATAAATGTACCTTCACTATCAGCATTAAAATCTTTACCTGTAGTAGTAGCTACTTCTGTAGTAGTTTTAGTAGTTACTTCAATTGTAGATTCATACGTTGCTGTTAACTCCGGAGTAAGAGTGAGCAACTCAGCAATATCTAGGCCTTTGCCGCGAGTATACTTATCACTATCAAAAACTAAATGCTCTTCTGTATAACCAGCGTACTTACTAAAAAATTCAACAGATTGAGCAATATTAGTGTAAACTTGATTACCGTGTAACTCTAAATTAACAATAGGCCAACCGAGAGCGTACGATATTCTATCCGCGAGTCGCTGGTAGGTAGTAACTTGGTTTGCAAGATACGTAGAATATACTAAACCACCAGCACTTAAATATGAATCTGACCAGGTATCTGTTGCCACATAATTATTTATGTCGGCAACGCTGAAGTTTCACCGCCAGGTGTAGGTACTGGTTCAGGAGCTGGAGCTTCATCTCCACCTGCTTCTGGGGCTGCATCAGGTCCCATATCGGGTGGCATCTCTTCACCACCAGGCCCAACCGGTGCGCCTCCACCTGCTGGTGCGGCTCCTCCTCCTGCGGCCCAATCAGCTCCTCCACTGCGTATACCTTCTAATTCATGTTGTAATGCAGCATCTTTACGTAACCATTCCCTATTAGCCTTAATCTGTTCATCGGTCCAACCAAGATACTCTTTCTGACTATATCCTTTAGATATAGACTCATTAGACGTAAGAGTGTTAAAGTTGTTAACTTTAAGATCAAGTATCTGTTGCTTACGCAATTCAAAATAGTTACGAGGTGGTGTGAATTGTAAGTCAAAAGAGTTCTCTTTTAATTCATACTGTTTCCATAAATTTTTAAGCTTTAGGTGAGTAACAAAAGAGTCTTTTAATCCCTTAGCAAATTGGTGCTGTAATCTAACAATAAAGTTAGCAAACTTTAATTCCTCTCTCAACACATTAGCGTCGGCGCTATATTGAGAATTTTCGACATCTACTCTATTGGTTGGTACTTTAAGAGCCTTATATAACTTTTTAACGAAGTATACTAGGTCTTGTAGCTCTCCTAAATTTTGGCCACCTGGTAATGTATTAACTTCCGTACCAGTACTACCTTCCCTCTTAGGAAACCAATAAGCGTCTAATATAGATTGAGGATTAAAAGAATTTACTCTCTTATCATCATCTAAACTAAATGCCTTTTTGCTCCAATAGTTTTGCATTAATTTACGAATATAACTTTCTGCTTTTGGAGGGCTCATATTACCAACATCTACATTAAACACTAACCGTTCCGGTGCTCTAACTAATCTATATATGATAATAGAATCTTCAATTAATGATAACTGTCTATAAGCTCTACGGGCGTTTTCAATAAACGGTATTCTGAAAGTTTTATTTTCATTCCATGTACCAGAATTAATATAAGTAATCTGATTTTTTTCCATTGGAATAAAGTCTTTATCTTGCATCCCAGTATAACCATCTTGATGTTCGTCTGCTTCTTTATGATGTTTTGCTTTACGAAGTAAAAATGCTTTAACATGCATATTTTGATAATTATCATACACCGGGTCAATAGCTTGTACAGGTACATTTATAACACCTAAGATACCTTCTTTAAGATGTTTTTCGTGAACAATATTTTCAAAATATAATTCACCGTCTACTAACAGACTTCGAATAAACTCCCATGCATTTTCTTTTAGATCAAAAAGATTAATAAATTTATCAAATTCTGAATGTAACTGCTTACTTACTAACGGATCAAAATCTCCGACTACGTTGCGCATAGCAAGTGTGATCATGTTACCATGCTCATCTTCATTTAAGAACTCATCACAAATTTCATCTAACGCATCTGCAACTTCAGCAAATTGAGACATGGTTCGATAATCTCTAATGCGACGATATTTATCAACATCTAAAGTAGCGTACATTAGCTCGTTATAGGCTTTATCTGCTAAAAACGAACCAACAGGGTGTGTACCTTCTGGTAGTTTTGGGGCGATTACAGAATGTTGTGCTAGTAATTCTTTACGTACCGTGCCAGCTTTATAGAACTCTTTAAACTTAGGGTTCTCTGCTGCAACATCGTCGATAATTGCCGCTGGTGATCTATACGGTAAGTTATTAGCTATAAACTTTTGTAAACCTCTACCGAATGTTCCTTTTCTTCCGTCGTCTGCCATATTAATTAATTGTTATTGCGCTAGTTGATCCTACGTCAGTACTAAAAATACCATACCCTGCTTGATTTACTGCTATGATATCAACGACACCTGTTGCAGTTACCGTAGGAAACGTAACTGTCATCGTGTTATAGTTATTTAATGTATATGTCGTAGTAGGATACCCACTTACTTCTGGATAAGCAGCAGATAGTCCAGATATTGTATCAAAATTAAACGCACTCACACTTGTTAACCCAGATGCGCTAGTGAATAGTGGGGTATTGTCAGTGCAGCTTAATAATACATCTGTTACAGAATCAAAATTATATCCTTCGAGAGTATGAATAGCAGAAAAACCTGAATTAAGAGTAGTATACTGATTACCAGTAAACTCTGGTCTAGCGGATAGTTCTCTTGTTTCAAAGTTCGCGCTAAATGACGTTACATCGGTTAATGTACTATTGTATTTTATAAATTTACTCATAATCAAACCCACTCACAGGGACAAATTTTTGATCTATTGTGAAAATGTTCTTAGTATCTTCAGCAGCAGGTCCTTTGAATAACCAGCCTTTAATTATAAAGCTCGTATTAGCAATAACTCTTGCAGGTTGAGTACTAGATACCTCAATGGGATAATCTAAACTTATATCCCCTGACCATAAAACCTCTGATCTAATTTCATAATTACTAGCTAAATTTTGAGATGTAGGTATAATCCAGCTCATTATAATATATGGATTATTATAAGGAGCAAAGTTACTAATAATTTGATCCATGTCTGTTTGAAACTTTGTCATAATAGACATGTTGATACCAACATTAACTGGTAATGGAGTTTTTAAATGATCAGAATTAAGAGCACCGCCACTCACCGTTGGCGCTTTACTAAAATAAAACCCTGGGATCTTATTAAAGACTCTATCTGGATCTCTAGTAATAGAAGTATAGTGTACAGCAACAACTGGGAGCTTTAAAGAGCCCGCTTTATTGACTACATCATGAAGTGCACGCTCTTTAGGTCCGTAATAAAAACCAACTTTGAGCTGATCTACAACAGTTTTACTTTTGTTATATCTGTTTATTACAATACTATTAAAGGCAGTAATAAACTGCCTTATCATATCTTTCAGCTCAAAACCATAGTATTGATTTTTCATTATAAATATTTATTAAACAAACCGGTCTATAAAATATTTTGGCAATAAATTAAGATAGTCTGGAACTAATTTTCTAATACCACCTGCGTCTAATACATACGTTATACTAGCGTCATTTTCGTTTCTCGTACATCGACCACATTGCTGAATAAATGTAGTGAACATCTTATTAGAATACCATCTATAGTTATTTTTTGACATTTCCTTAATACGAACGTCCCCAAGATCGGGCCACGGACATTTAATAATAATACAAAACCGAGCAGCGTCTCCTTTAAGGTCAACCCCGAAACTCATTGAAGGGCTTGCTAAAACTGTAGGAGCATCTGTATTAAGATGTTCGTTAAGTATATCTATATTATCTTTATCCCCTCGAATACGATATAAAATACGCTTTGATCTAATGTTATCTTTAAGCATATTAGTAATCTTATTAGATTGTGTATGTATCAATCCTTTATCATTTTTATGCTCTTGTAATATTTCCTTGACACACCCAACAATTTTAGGAAAACTATTCTCTAAGTTCTTTTTTGATAAATGAAAGTTACCAAATAAGATAGGAGATTTTTTTGGATCAAACGTTGAGGGTAGATCTATATATTTGTACTCATGCTCGGGTACACCTAACCCTCTCATAAAACTTTTGTAATCAACAAACGTAGCTGACATTAATAATACTTTGTCTGCATACTGAAACAAATGCTGCGCTAAATTGTCTATCTTTTTAGGAATTAGTTTAATATATTTTTTATTACGTTCATAGACAGAGTGAATAATATATTCAGATTGACTCCATGTATCAGCGATTAAGCTTAAGTCTCCTTTTAAGTCGGTAATAAATTTGAACTCTTTCTTTCGATCTTCACTAATAGTATCTTGATGCTTATCTAGCATGCGCAAAAGCTCTACATACCTTGCTTCAAGATTAGAGTACAATGTACATAGATTATCGTAAAACCGTTTTCGGTTTGTGCTATACGGTAAACTAAAACCGTACTTGTTCAACTTACCACACTCAATGCTACAACTATACCGGCTAACAATAACGTTTTCCAACTCCGATGCTTCGTCGCATACAATAAGTTGTCTGTTTTTTAAATGATCTGGTTTGTGAAAAAAGCTCGAATAGTTTTCAATACTAATCTTAGCAGCAATCGATTTGTTTCTTGATTCATAATAATCACACCGATTACAATCCCAACATTCCTTTTTCAGTTTAGAACTAAAAGCGCATGGAGCAGCATCAGCAGTACTACGGTCGTCTATATTACAAATATAGCTACCTTTACCTTTAAGAGGTTTTACATCGTCAAAATCTCTTATGTACTGATCTTGTAAGGCTTTGGTTGTAGTAAGAATAGAAGTACCGTATCGCTTACTACCATTAAAATCATCTGCGTACTCATACACTCTACGATTATTTTCCCAACTAGTTTCAAAAGCAGAATAGTTATGAATTAGTTTAGTAAGACGCGCAGGTGGTTTATTGAGACTATTAGCAATAGTCTTAGCGATAAAACTCTTCCCACACCCAGTCGGTCCTTGTATAACTACAAACTTATTGTCTTTAAATGCATCGACAATATTAGGAATAGCATACTGCTGAGTTGAGGAAGGCTTGAAGCCTTTAGGAAAATATTTTAATCCCATGACTTATATTATAGCTGTTCTATAGAGAGAAGCAAGTCATAATATTTGTTACGAGGATTTTTAACCATGTTTTGAGTTCGTACCTTTTGTATAATATCGTCTTGATGTATATGAGATAAACTATAGTCGAAATATACGAACTTTTTCTTTTTTACGATATCAAACGGATACAGAATTTCAACCTTTTTACCGCTACTAAAATGTAGCTTAATATTAAAGTCTTTTAGTTCATACAAAAGTATCGTGCCAGTACCTAATACTCGCTTTCTAGAAATAATCTTTACTTCGCTTTGTAATAAAGATTTTAAGGTTTTTTCAACTAAGTCGTGGGTCATACATTCATGAAGTTCATTTTTTCTTCTGCAGACATTGGTGCAATATTTTGAGACAAGTACGTCCAAAATGTCTCATCTGCG